CTCAACCTCCCTTCGTTAGCAGAAGTAAATAGGATTGAGTTTTTCCGGGACACGCTTGGGCAGCCCCAAGACACGGCAAGACTTGTTTTGCCCGCAAATGCCGTTGTAAAAGAAGTTAGCTCGTACGGCGGAAAGTCTAGCGGCACAATTGAAGGGGTGGAAACCATTCAGACCGTTATGCTGCGCGATGGGCTTAACGGGTTGACGTTGGTGCTACCAGACACAAAATATGCCAATGTAGTAAGTGACGATAAAGGTGTAGCAAGCAGTTTTGCCGTGCGTGCTGTAAGCCCTATTGAAAACACGTTGAGCGATGCCGGTATTAGTTACTCTATACAACGCCTAATTAAACGCGGGCAGGCTACTACGGAAGAGACCGCCAAATACGAGACAATTGTTAAACCGGCATTTAAAAAGTTTTTTGATACACTTGAAAAAGTGTTTGGGTACGAAGCGTACGAACACGCGCTGAACAACGAAGAAACGGCGAAAGCGTACCGAAACACGTACGACTACGACGGCGCAATTCGCGCCGCCATAAAAGACGTGATGGAACTCAACAAGTACTCCCGTGAAGCCTTTGACAAAATGGCGGAGGTAATAAAAACGGCCACTGGCAAAGAAGTGGCGTACCCAGAAGGCGAATTGATTGCGCCCAAGCGTGTGGGTAATCCGCCATACGGCGCTGAGTTCACGGAAGCCCCTGAAGAGCGTCGCTTTGCACCCAAAGATGTGGGCGTGCAAAAGGACAAGGACGGCGTGTTCTCGTTTGCACGAAAGCAAGTCAACTCGTCGTCCGTGGTTGCGCGTGAACCCGGCATTGTGGACAAGGTCTTGGGCAACTTGATGGGGCTGGCAGGTCGCGTTCAATACGTTGACCAGTACGCAGCTTTGGAAGCCGCTACTAAGAAAGGCATGAGCGAGGGTATTGTCAGCTCTTTGGAAGCCACAAACGTCAACTACCTGTTGCGCTTCGGCCAGCAGCGCAGCCAGTTTGCTGGGCAGTTCCTGACCAACGGCCCCGTCAAAGCGGAAATCACACGCAAGAGCGGCGGCACCGAGACGTTGTACCGCAGCACCAAGGGCACTTCCATGGTGGATGTGGCAGCAGCGCTTAACAAGGCCAAGCTGTCCAACGACGTGGAGCAGGAAAACATGTTCACGCTGTACGTGGCAGGCAAGCGTGCCCAACAAGTGGGTTGGGACAAGCTCAATTTCTCCAGCCCCGCGCAAGCCAAAGCCGAGTACGACGCGGTCATGGCACGTTTGAAACTCAACCCCCAAGCTGCGCAGGCGTTTGAAGAGGCGTCCAAGTTGTACCAAAAATACAACGCAGGCTTGATGGACTTCCTTGTGGATACCGGCGCACTGTCGGCCAAGAAAGCTGCGGAGCTAAAAGCCATCGAGTACGTGCCGTTCTACCGCGTCAACAACAACGGCGAAGTGCAGCTCATGATCGACAAAGAGCGCCCCGTCCGTATTGCCAACATCAAGGACCAGCCCCAGCTCAAGGAGTTGGTTGGCGGCAACACAGCTATCTTGCCGATCTTTACCAGCGCCGCGCAGAACACGTTCATGATTACAGGCATGGGCCTGCGCAACCAAGCAGTGAAGGAGACTTCCTTCATGCTGCAAAAGCTGGGCATCGCCAGCCGAGTATCTTCTGGCAACGGCCCGCAAAGCGCTAACACCGTGCGGTTCTTCAAGAACGGCGAACCGTACTACGCACTGATCGACACCGACGCTTACGGCATCCCGGCTGAGTTGATCGTGCGCGGCATGGAAGGTATCAAGACAACGCTGCCCGCAATCATCAAACTGCTTGGCGTACCTGCCAACATCTTGCGGTCTTTTGTTGTGCGTAACCCAACCTACGCTGTGCGCCAGATCATCCGCGATCCTTTGAACGCTTGGCTCACTACCGGCACTGACGCTACGCCCGTTCTGTCGTCTATGAAAGAGTTGGCCAGCATGGTCGCTGGGCGCAGTGAAGCCGAGCGCAAGCTCATGGAGACAGGTGCTATCAGCAGCAACGTCTACAGCGGCGACGAACAGGACATGGCCAAGTTCCTCAAAGACTTGTCGGCAGGCAAACCCTTGTGGGACAAAGCCTTGGCCAAGCTCGATACGTTTGCTTTGCAAGGCGACGCTGCTACACGCGCTGTGATCTACAAAGATTCGCTGGCCAAGGGCATGACTGAGCAGGAAGCGTTGTTGCGCACGCTGGAGTCTATGAACTTCAGCCGCCGTGGCGTGTCCCCAAGCATGCAGGCGCTGTCCACTTTGATCCCGTTCTTCAACGCACAGATTCAAGGTCTGGACGTTATTTACCGGGCGTTCAAAGGCGACATGCCGTACAGCCAGCAGCTCGACATCCGGGGCAAGATGGTTCGCCGTGGCTTGATGCTGGCCGCAGGCACAATTGCTTACGCCATGTTGATGGAGGACGACGAAGCGTACGAACGCGCCAAGCCTGAAGAGCGCCTTGCCAACTGGTTTGTTTACGTCCCCGGTTTCGATGAACCTGTGCGTGTGCCAATCCCGTTTGAATTGGGCTTCTTGTTCAAGGCGTTGCCGGAAGCTGTGTACCACATGGCTACTAAGGACGACAAGACAGACGCGGCTATCAGCGGGCTTTCCAAGTTGGCGTTGCAGACCATTCCGCTCAGCTTGCCGCAAGCCGTCAAGCCGCTGACAGAGCTGGTGCTGGGCAAGTCCTTCTACAGTGGCGACATTGAGTCAGTCCGCGAGAAAGACGTGTTGGCTACCGAACGCTACCGCGACAGCTCCACCGAACTGTCCAAGATGCTGGGCTCGGTCACAGGCAAAGTAGGCGTCAGCCCCATCATGCTGGACTACTTTATCCGTGGGTACACAGGCGGCTTGGGCATTGCGTTGGTGCAGTTGGCCAACCCGATACTGGCTCCTGACGCGAAGGCAGAGATTGCTGAGCCTACATCCAAGGTCAGCAAGACGCCGTTCATCGGTGGTTTGTTCCAACCCGTACAAGGCCGTGGCACTTTGGACGAAGCATACGACCGCATGAAAGAGATTCAGCAGGTCAAGGGTACGTTCAACGACATGGTTGAAAAAGGCAAACGGGCCGAAGCTATGGCGTTTGCTCAGGAGTATTCGGACAGACTGGCCGCAGCGTCTATTTCAGGCAGCATGCAAAAACGTCTGGGCGAGTTGGCCAAACTTGAGCGCCAGATCAAGGCCAGTCCGAACATGACCACGGAGCAAAAAGACGCGCAGTTGGAGCGTCTCGACAAAGCTAAGCAGGCTATGGCAAAACAGTTTCTTGCTGTGAGTGCTCAGCGATAAAACCAAACCCCGCTCATTCCTTTGTGGATGGCGGGGTAGGCTTTAGCGTCGAAGATGCGCAGGGGCAGGGCTGCATTTAGCCCTGCGTTTCTGACTTTGGCGGTGTTCAGGCAAGGGATAAAAAACCCCTCGCCCTTTTTAACCCGTGACCATGGAAACCGGTAGGATTGTTGCATCGTCCAGTGTGTTGGCGTTGGCTGTCAGTTTAAGGGCCATCACACGCAGTGGTGGGCCGTCTGTCTTGGATAGCAGGTCTTTCTTGGGCGATTGGTACACCGAGAAGATGTGCGCGATCTCTGTCTTGAAGGTCGAGTAGCTGAAGCTCATGTTCGAGCAGAAGGCACGCAGCAACCGTTCCTCAATATAGAAGTCGATACAGCCCGGAGACACGCCGTGCTCCACACGCCCCATGACCTCTTGGCGAGTAGTCGTCTTGCCCACAGATGTGCCATCACCAAACATTGCAGCAGGGCCAGCCTTGTCGCCGTACTTGACGATGACGAACTTGCCTTGGTACTCCTGAATGTAGGCGTTGAGCACGTCCTCTGCCGTCCGCTTGCCGCCGACAATCGCTGCACGCTGGTGTGTGATCTGGCGTCGATAGGACTCGATGATCTCTTGCAACGGGATGCTGCACAGCCCTGTGTGCTTGTCACTGGCAATCAGGCCAGCGGCCACAACGCAGCCTACCAAAGCCATCCAGTACCGCTCATCGTTGGGGGCTTTGTACTCACTGTACATCCGCCGCACGCAGTCAGGAACCAGCTCACGCAACAGGTGGACGTTGTCCACAAAGAACTGCGCCAGCACCTCGCCTGCCACAGCGTAGTTGCTCGACAGGGACTTGATGATCTCGATCTCCTCGTGTGACCACTCCAGCTTCTTGTCCATGTTGAACTCAATCAGGCGGCGCAGTTCCCCTTCGGATGAGTGCTTGCGGTCCCCGGTCATGTAGTCCACGGATGGGCGGTTGGAAGACATCAGCGTGAACGACGCCCATGTGGACAGGTTCAGTCGCTCCTTGTTGGTTCCAGCTTCCATGCGCTCTTTGCCGCGCCCCTCGCTCATGCTGAACAAGAAGGCAGGGAACCACTCAAAGTCCTTGCGGTTGTTGGTCGTGATCTCGTCTGTAATCATCGGCAAGCTGCGCAGATGGCCAAGGCGTTGCTGCATGGCAACGGGTGATGTGCCCGAACCTGTGCGGTAGTGCTGGGGGTGACCCCAGACGGATGCTGCTGCATCCAGACACAGCGACTTGCCAGTGCCCGACTCCATTGAGGCCACGTGCACCGTTGCACCGAACAGGCCAGTGAACTTCATCAAGGGAGACCCCATGCCTGCCAGCACAACAGCCAACTGATCCCACATCTTGCGGCGCACCATCATGTCGATGACCTTGCGCCAGTTCTCTAGCGTGCCTGTTGGCTTGGTGTTGGAGACAATGTTCTGCAACTCAGGCAGCGGCACAAGGGTTGGTTTCTGGCCTGCGCGGTACACACGGCTTGCAAACACAAACGTGTCGTCGTCTTGCCATCCGTAGCTTGGCGGCATCATGATGGGGTCCTTCTCTGTGCTCAGCTTCTCAACGCTGGCGCGAATGTATGTGTAGAAGTTCTTGTCGTTGCCTGCACCGAACGACGCCATGATGTTCTGGCTCGACAGGTGCTTGATGGTTTCGTCTTGGCTGGCGATCGACTTCTGGGGCACGAGTACCTCATGCAACTGCTTGTTGCGGACAACGCAGAAGTGCACCTCATGCAAGCCGTTGTTGTTCAGGATGTCCACGGGGAAAATGGTGTGGGCGCACAGGAGAATCTGCCGCTTGACCTCACTCCCGTCTGCGTCCAGCTCCTTGCGTTCCATGAACACACCGCCGCGCTGGCCGTACGCAAAGCCGTTCGGTGGTGCTGGCTGGGCAACCAAGATAGGTTCGGCATCGTCCGCTGCACCGACAGGCGCTGCAACCTCAACTTCAGTCTCGTTAGTGACCACTGACATCTCACGTCCCCAGATCAGTGGGTTGGTGATCTTGCCCCAGTGCGGGCACTCGCGGCAGATGCCGGGACTCATGTCGTCCATGGCAGCGCAAGAGTACGGGCCTTTGATCTCGGCCAGCTTCTGGTGCATGCGCTCGTGTGGGTATGGGTGCAGGTCACTCAACCATGTAGCGGCTTTCTCGCCGTCTGCGCAGACCTTAGCCCAGCTCAACATCCCACGCCAGATCGGCTCCATGCCGTCATCAGATGCGTTCTCAACATAGTTGCGCAACTGCCCGCAGCCTGTGCCGTGTTTGGTTTTGACCAGAATTTTCTTGAACATGGTCACGCTGTTTTGCGTGAGCGCGGAGGAAAGGGCGGAAGTAGAGACACTGGTTGGCCTCTGCCCCGGCAGGGCCAGAGAGCTTGAGGGGGTGGGCGGCTTCACGAAGTCTTTGCCAAACCCGTTGGCCGTCAGGATCGCGTCAATGTCATCCACACGGAAGCGCCCTCCTTCGGCCAGACTGCGCACTTTTGTCGCACCGCGCACGGCTTTGCCGTTCTTGATGCCGGTGTTGGTCGTGTCAGGTACGCGCAAGACGCGGGAAGCATCGCCTGTGACAGCAGTGTCGATGGCCAAGCCCTGCTTAACGCACAGCTCTTTGAACCGCTTAGCCAGCGGATACCAGTCTTCCTTGAACAGCATTGCGTCCAGAGGCCAGTACGCATGGATGCCGCCACCGGAGTGAACCAGCCACGGGTCGCCCAAGTCAGCCAGCCCCGTGTCCTCACAGAACTTTGCAAGCGCCTGCGCCGCAGCTTTGGCGCTCGGATATGCCTTGGCCTTGATGCCGCCGTTCTCGTCTGGGATGTCCTTGGAGTGGTTGCAGTCGAGGTCCACCGCCAGCACCTGACTGGCGTGCATGTTCTCTTTGGTGCGGTCCTTGTTGGTTCCGAAAGTGCCCAGCGCAAAGTAAGTGTCGTACCCAGCCTTCGCCCACTTCTCAACGGTGGGCATGAGTTCCTCAAGTGTTTGTCCGAAGACGTGTTGTTTCTTCTTTGAAAGTTCTACCGCGCAGTAATAGCCATTACCCGGAGACGGCAAAACCGCCGCCATCAAATCGAGCGGAGTCATGGAGGTCCTTGGGAATGGGTTACAGGGGCAGCTTTAACTGGCGTGGGTCCGTGCCCAAATCAAGAAGTCCCTGCGTAAATGCTTGCATGTCGGTGAAGCGCTCGTACAGCTCCTTCACGAAGTCAACTGACACGTTGTAGTTCTGCGCATAGATGTGACTCAGCAGCTCTTCGTTGGTCAGGGCTTGAGGTTGTACTCGTGACATATTCTTCTCCATGCCTCGTCAGCGTTCTGCGAGGACTGCATTATTGTTAAAAGGGTTTCCACGCGGTGGCGGTACGCGACAAAGACTTCTGATCCGTTGAACCAGTTGTAGACGGTCTGCCGTGTAACGCCAAGGGCGTAGGCGATTTTGGTGACGGGGAAATCCAAATGGATGGCCCAACGCCCAAGCTGGTTTCCCAGAGACTTGGGCGTCTTCATCACATCATCAATAATTTTTTGTGAGTAGGCCATGGTTGTTGTTATGGGTTTGCGTTGTTGACAACGCCTGCGGTGCCTCGTGACCACAAGAAGCGCGGCTGCTTTGCTGCGCCTGCTTCCACCAACTCCGCCTCTGTGTAGCGTTTCTGGTTGTACCGTGGGTAGCCGGGGCCGACGAAGACGCTGTTGTTGCGGAAGTGCGGAACAAAAGTTACTCCGTCTTTCCGGTAGGTGGCTTGCTCGTATGTTGTGGCTCTGCTTGTTTCGCTCATTTAATTTCTCCTGTGTTTAAAAAGGTGGGGCGACTTAAAGGGCACTTAAAGTTGGAACGCGTCCAACAGCGTCTAGCAGCTTCCCAGTGCCGCCCCGATTCAATTACTCGTCGTCCCAATCGGACACGATGTCTGCCAGCTTGGACTTCTTGGCAGGCACAGTCGTGGACTTGGCCGTTTCCTTGCGCACTTCTGGCTCGTCGTCAACGTCAGCAGCAGGCTTGGTCTTGGGGGCCTTGGCCTTGGGAGCTGGGGCTTCTTCCTCTTCATCCTCAACTGCTGGCGCAGGTGCGGGCTTGACTGCTGCTTTGGGGGCAGCGCCGGGGATGGTCATCGGTGCAGCTTTCACGCCGTCTGCTTGTGCCACTGTCAGTGTCACAGCTTTCTTGGCATCGTCTGACTCGCTCTGCGCGACAACAGCAGGGTACTCGTCATCCGTCAACCAACGCACAGGTTGGAAGAACAGCTTCGGAGACTCAGCCTTGGTGTCGAACTTCATGCGCGTGATGATCTGCTCTGGGTTAACAGGCGGTGTCTGCGCAGCGAGGTAGCGTGCGAAGGCTTGCAGTGGGCGCTTGTCTCCGTCCTCTTTGCCGAAGATGCTCGTAGCAGGCAGAGTCAGTTGCAGCACAGCACCTTCAAGGTCGTTGGCCAACACAACAGCAAGGCGTTGTTGGAAGCGGCAAGCACGGCTGTTGCCCATGCCTGACCCAGCTTCATTCTGTGGGCAACCCATGCAGGTCTTGTTCTGTGGTGACTCAAGGCTGGCGTCTGGTTTCTCGCCGTCGTTGCTCCAGCACTCAGGGCGCACAATCTTGTCAGCGTCGTATGCGCCAGCGTAGAAGATGCGGCTGACCTTGGGGGCAGCGCGGACAATGACCACGTCCAGATGGCGGTCTTCGATCGAGGTGATCTCCTTGCCACCCGCCACCAGACGGAACACGCCGCCTTTGATGGAGATGCGCTTGGTCGATGCACCAGTGCCGCCACCTGTCAGGGCTTTGGCTGTGTCAGACAGCTCGTTGTTACGGGCAAATGCGGGAACATTGGACGAATTGAAAAGCGTGATATTGCTCATGGTTACGTTACTTTCTTGCTTTGGTTACACGAATATCGAACCCAGTGACTGAGTTCAGACCGGGAGGCAAAACCCCCGGGTTCTCTTCCAAGAACTGTGCCATGTTGGTTTGGGCGATGCGCTTCTCCAACAGGTCAACGACTTGATGCTCAAGCACGAATGCTTTGAACGAGTCCCAGTCCTGTGTGTTGTAGCGCGTCGTCTTCGTCAACGACACCGTCCCGAAGGAGGTCTTGACCGACTCAATGCCAAGGGCCTTCATCTGGTCTTTAATTGCGAGGCGCACTTCCGTGCGGGCCTCCTCAAGTTCGGCAAGTTCAGCGTCTAGCTTCTCTTGCCGCGCCTTGATCTTTGCGTGAATGGCGACCAGCTTGTCCAGCGGGATCGCTTCTTCGGCGGGTGCTACGCCCACCTCTTCGAGGTCTTCAGTCATTGCTTTCTCCTAATGTTTTTGTCTAGCGTTGGACAGTTTACAGGGTTTTTTCAGGTCCGCAAGCCCCCTTTCAAGAATTTATTTCGAGCGTGAACATCTCGGTCAAAAGTGTGCTGTCACTAACTTTTGCTTCGAGCGCCTTGAACATCTTCTTCTCCACAGGGGAGCCTTGGATGTGGATAACTGTCACCTTGTCGGAGTCCTGACCCTTGCGATCAGCACGGGCAATACACTGGATGTACTGCTCAACGCTCATCAGCGGCCCGTAGAACACCACGGTGTCGGCCGCAGTTAGGGTAATCCCGTGTGCGGTAGCTTGCGGTTGCATCACCAGAATCCTCGGCTCCGGGTTTGTTTGGAACCTGTGGATAATGTCGGCCCGCTTGGTAGCTGTCACGCCGCCGTGGATGCACTCGTTGGCGATGCCCTTGGCTGTAAGGTGCTTCTGGATGCTGTCGATGGATGCGCGGAACAGCGCGAACACAATCACCTTGCGGCTCGTCTCCTCCAGCACTTCCTCCAACACGCCCAGCCTTGGCGCAGCATCGAACTCCACCACCTCCTTGGTGTCGGTCAGCGCAGAACCGCACGACACCTGAAGCAGCTTGCTCAGCATAGCTGCGGCATTGACCGCTGTGATGACTTCCCCTGCGGCTTGCACCAGCATCTGATCCTTGAGCAAGTTGTAGTACTTCACTTGCTGCGGTGTCAGCGGAACCTCTCGCGTCATGGTGATGACTGGAGGCAGGTCCAAGCACTGGTCTTTGGAGAACCGGATCGCTGGTTGCAACGCATTGAACACACGGTCACGCGCATCAGGCTTGGGGGCCCACTTGTACAGCGTGATCTTGTTCATCACCGAGTCACGCCATCCTGTGAAGAACAGCGGCACACCATCAGGGTTGACCAGCTTGGCCAAGCCGTACGCATCAGCAGGCGACTGCGATGCTGGAGTACCCGTCATCATCCACAAGTGCGACGAAGGCTTGAGCACAGACTTGAGCGTCTTCCACCGCTTGGTGGTCGGCGTCTTGTATGCGTTGGCCTCGTCCACAATCACCAGATCGAAGCGGCCATCATTGACGATCTCATCCGCGATCAGGTTCAGCCCGTCGTAGTTGCAGATCACGAACTCATAGTCCTGCTGGATCATCTCGATACGGCGCGATGCCTTGGCATGGTGCGCCACGATTGCTGATCTGTGGATGATTGAGTTGTTCAGGTCGCTGAGCCACGCTGAGTGCATGATCGACAGGGGGCACAGGATAAGCACGCGCTTCACAAAGCCAAGCGTCATCAAGTAGTCAGCAGCCCACAGCGCAGCAAGCGTCTTGCCTGTGCCGGGATCGTTGAAACAGAACGCACGCTTGTGCATGGTGAGGAACGATGCAGTCTCCACTTGGTGTTGCATCGGCCTGTAGCGACCGGGCCACTTGTAGCGGCGTGTGATCGGGGACTGGATGTCTTTCACGCCGAGGTTCTTCAGCACACGCGCTTCGTCAAGGCCCCAGTACACAGCAACATCGAAGCCGCCATCATCACGCTCGATGACTTTGTGCTTGGGGATGATCTTGTACTTCTCGGGGTTGCGCGTTCTGAAGACGACGGCTTTGTCGTCAATGATTTCCACTGCTCTCTCCTAGTTTTATTTATCGCTCATGTTTGCTTTGGGGCTGCGCAGTCGGGTGTTGCCCGGCGTTGACTTGCCTCCAGCACGCAGGGGCTTGATGTGGTCGATGTGCTTGCCTGCTCGATCCACGCCCTTCTTGTCGTACTCACGACGCGCTCGCTGCCGTTCGATCTGATCGGCGGTTTCGCCAGTTGCTTTTTGCAGCTTGTAAGCATGCTTGTAATTCCTTTTTCCGTTTACTTGTGTCATATCAATCTCGCTTCTTGTTGAACTCGCACGTCTTGACGACGCACCATCCGCATAGCGGCGTGGGCTTCGGGTTCCACACACCGCTGTCATGTGCCTGTTCGATGCGGGCGACACGTTCCCGATAATCCCACCAGTACTCCTCGGATTCACCGCGCAGGTAGCTGGCCTTGACCAAGTCGTTCTTGACCACGAACAACAAAGCGCCAGTCACTTTGCGAATGTGCGGGAAGTGCACAAACACCATCAGCGCCATCAGCTTCAACTGCTCCCGATCAGGGTACTTGTTGTTGCCCGTTTTATAGTCGACAACGCGAGCTGTCAAGTTGTCATCGTCGATGATGAGCAAGTCGGCAATGCCGCGCACCCATACATCTTTATCCATGAATCCGCAAGGGCGCAGATCGGACGTGACGCCCATCTCATGCTCACACAGCTTGCGACCGGGCTTGGCCTTGAGTGCATCGAGCGTGTCCTTGACGAACTCAAACTGTGGGGGCAGCGGCTTGTCGTCCTTGATGTAGAACTCAGCCGCCTCGTGCAACTCCTTGCCGTACAGCGTTGCTTGTGTGTCCGTGAACGGGTAGCTCTTGAGCACCTTCACTTCGTGGTAACGGCGAGGACAGCCCTCGTAGTCTTTGAGGGCCGAGTGTGACCATTTAACTGTCATGTGGGACCTTTGTGTTTTGTTGAATCCATTCAAGGTTCTCACCCAGTTCGGTGTATTCCGTGATGGGTATTACCCGCGTTGAAAAATGCAGCTTCTCATCCATCTGCATGACCAGCACGCCCGTGCCGTAGAGCAGGGCGTTTTGCATCAGCTTGTCAAAGTCGTCTTCTGGCTCCATCAGAACCTCGCAGACGCAATTGCTTTGGCCAGTCGGGCGCTGAACTCTTCGACAAAGTTCTCGTCGTTGTTCAGTGCGTCGCGCCCCATGCTCTCAAGGATGGCGTGTGTCAGCTCGTGCCAGAACGTCTCATGCAGAGCCGACAGCTTGAGCGGTACACCGTGGTATGACTTACGCGCCAGCGTGATGGTGCGCTTGGCGTAGTGCACCTCGCCCATGTACATGCGCTGGCGCATGGAGTCAGCGATGTCAACGCTGTACCAGTTGTCACCCACCTTGACCTTCTTGGGTAGTGTTAGTTCTTTCATTTACTTTCTCCTTGGTTAAAACTTTACGTAGGGTCCACCGTGCGTCGATGCGGTCCGCAAACCATCTAAACAGTTTGCGGCAGTCATCTTGTAGCAGGTGTGGTGGCCAGCCTGTCTTTTTCATACATCACCCCTTTGCCAAACCGTAACGGCGGTGTGCACCGACCTCTGAGTTCAGCGGTATGCCCGGCATGTAGGACGGCACAGCAATCATCTGCGCCAGCACCCACTCCTTGGCTTCCTCGACCTCGTCGTCCGGCACGACACAGAGCAATTCATCATGCACTGTGCCTACCACGGGGTACCTTTTGGCGACCCGTAGCATTCCGTCTGTCATCACTACTCGCGCAGTTCCCTGCACGATGTTGTTCGTTATCTTACCGGCATATAGCTTGGTTGGCTTGACGCCCACCTCACCGTACACCCAATTACTTTGCTTGGTTTCTTTATCGTATTCGTTGCGTAGGTTCGGATACTTGAGGGTCATGCCCGAGGGCAGGACGATCTCTTCTTTTCTGAACGTGACGCATTTATACACCACCTCCTCACCACCGTAAAGCGATTTCT